CACGGAGCGATCAGCGAATCAGCAGTACCGATCGAGTCGTTCGCCACGCCGAACGGCGAATAGTAGTTTTGGGCGATCACCTTCCCGCCCGCCGGAATGCCGCCCTGCATGTACTGAGGCAGCGCGCCCGGAGAGAACATATCAAGGCCCTGCTGCTGGCGCTCCTGCTGAGTGCCCGCCGTAGCGCTAGCCAGGAGGCTCGACTTTACCGGCTGATCAACCGGCATGCGGGCCAGGAACTTCGCGCTGTTCACCCACCACAAGCCGAACGGCGAAAACATGAGAGCCGACTGCGCGGACGGCGACAGGTCCGTCCACTTGCCGTACATCTGGTTTATCGTCGCACGCAGCTGGCGAGCCTTTGCCGGGTCGAACATGCCCTTCGCCGCGTCATCCAACATCTTGCCGTGAAGGGTGAACCCGCGCTGAACGAGCCCCATGAAACCCTGGTTCTTGGCCGCCTCGGCGTAACCGTGCTCGCGCAAGGCGGCCTTCCCGAGGCCGGCGATCTGGTGCTGCTCCTCGAGCAGATGCTTTGTAGAGCCGATCGCGAACTTCGTCCACGTACGCCAAGCCGTGCGCAGTTGCCGCACGCCGGGGACTTTGAACGTCGCCTCCATAGCCTTCAACACCGGGTAAAGACTCGTTCCATCCCAATGATCGGAGACCGCGTACGTGCGCCCCTGCTCCGTCATGCCCGCCACCTGGCCGCCCGTAAGCTGGGTGCGGACCTCAGAGCCCTTCTCTGGGTTGATCTTCTGTGCCGCCCTTAGCAGACGATGACCCGTCACCCACGAGCGCAAGCCGACACCATGGGCGATATCGCGGATCAGGTTCTCCTGCATCACGCCCGGGATATGGCGAGCCGATGTAGAGAGCGCGACCGTACGGAACTGGTTATTCAACCCGCGCATCGTGCGCATTAGCGTGTCCGGGCTGATCTGGTTCTGAAAGCCTTGAAGCGTCCGCTTCGCGTGCTGATCGATCAGGCCGTACTTGCCGGGGCCGCTGTCAACCGTCCTCGCCGGCAGGTCAAGCGAGCGGCGCAGAACCTCCTGCTCGATCTGCTGCGGGCTCAATCCCTCGATCGCCTTATCCAGCGACGCCTGCGGGTGAAACGGGTGCGCGAGATTGATCGGCACGAAACCGCGAGGAGCAGCCGTCTGGGCATCCTTGAAGTTCTTCGCGTAGCCGCCGCCGGGAAGCTGGTTCGTCAACTGCTCGAGGTAGTGGTTCTGGGCGCGGTGCGCGTCCACAACGCCCTGAAGCTGAGCGTGCTGCTCCACCAGCGGCTCGTGACCCAACCGCGTCAGGCCGTGATTGAAGGCGTAGAGCGTGTTGCGTTCCTTGCCGACCGGCATCGGCCGGCGCTCGCTCGAAACATAGTACGCGCCGCGGTTCTCCTTGCCGCCCAGCTGCACCCTGTCAGGCACGTACGCGGGCGCGCGGCCCATCTCCTGCTGCGCATGCTTCAGAACCGCGTCGTTCGAAATCGGACGGCCGTTCTTATCGACCAGCCCCATCTCGCCCTCCATGTGCGCGCCCATATGAGTCGTCGCGTAGTGCAGGACTGCGCGGCGCTGTACCATGTCTGCCGACATGGGTCCGTAATGGCCGAGGGCGTGCGCCTGCGCCTCAAGCTTCGGATAGTCCTTGGCGTACATCTCCGCCGCCTTGAACGCCCGGTCAAGGCTCTTCGGCGACGGGTTCGCCTTGATCTGCTTCTCTATCGCCTTCACGTAGGAGTCGTGCGCGGCGAGAGCGGCGGGATCGTTCAACAGATCCACGCGGTTCGCCTGGACGTTGCGCAGGTGGTTCACGAGATCGGCCGTATAGGTGGACGGCTTGCGAATCACGCCCCGAGCCATCAGCGGCAGCATGTCCGCGCCGGCCACGCGTGCGGCCTTTGGGTTGTAGGCGAAATGAGCCACACGCGCAGGTAGCGGAGGGCGAATAGCCCTCTCGTGCGCCACTTTCACTGCCGCCTGATTCACGCGGCGAATGCGCTCGCGCGTACCCACGAGCTCCCCGACATGGGCGGAGATGAGTCGTCGCTGAAGCCAACGATGCTTCGGAATCAGCTTGCCGTCTGGGGCTCGGGTGTACAGCTGGTTCTCCGTCGCCTGCTGCTGAGCCTTGATGCTGGGCGAACGGCTGTAGGGCGCCCGCTCGTGCGTCAGGTTGCCGGTAAGGGCGACACCCTCGCGTTGCGTGCTCAGCGCTCTCCCGACGCCACTGTCCGCACCCGCGATTGCCCTAACCGGCGCTGCGGCGGCGCGCGTGGCACCATGAACGGCGCCCGTCACCATCAGCGTTGAAAGAAGAGGATGTTCGATGAACGACTGAGCCGGATGCTTGACCAGCTGGGCGTACGGCTGCACCACGTCGTTCACGGCCTTGCCGATCTGGCCGTGAATCAGGTGGCCGCCGACCGTCGCTCCCGTGGCGAACGTTTCCGCCGGCAGGTTCACCGCGTCCTTGCCGATGTTCTTCACGATCGTTGCCGGTGTCGCACCCCCGGCCGTAGCGGCCATCGCGGAAGCAATCGGCACCGATCCACCCGACCCGTTGTTGCCCTGCGGGATCTGCCCGATTAGTCCTGCCGCCTCACCGCCAAGCCCTTTCAGCAGCGCCCCGAGACCATGTCCCGCCCACGACGGTCCGGGCTTCGGGTTGATGAAACGATCCATTCCCTTCCCGACCATGCCCGCCACAGCCGACTGCTCGGGAACCGACGTGTGCGACCACACGTTACGGATCGCCTTGTACTCGGGCGTATTCCACAGGTTGTTCTGAACGAACCCCTTGATGATCGCCGCCTTCGCCTCGGGCGGCTGCACCTTGAACGTCTGCGCCACCGCCTGCTGATAGGCCGGCGTCTGCTTCTGCGCCGCCGTCCAGCCAGGAAGCCCAGGCTTATGCGGCCCCGACTCCTGCGCCGCATGCTTCGCCGTCTGGCCGACATTGCTGACCGCATGGCCGACGCCGGCCAGAAACCCGTGATTCTGGGGCGGTGGGGCAGGAGGAACATAAACCGGCTTGGGGTGAGCCGGCGCGTACGGCATCGTTCCCGTATGCCATGCTGACGGCGGCGGCGCCGTGCTCGAAGGGCCGCGAACCGGGATGATCGGCGGAGCGCCACTCCCCTTTGGCGGCGGCGGCTTAGGTGCCGGCCGGTTGGCTGCGCTCGGGAAGTTGAACGGCATTTAGAACCCGAACAGGCTCGCTCCGGACTTGCCACCCCCGAAGATATTCGCCACAGGGTTAGAGGACTTCGGGGGGTTTCCGATCCGGTAGTGGCCGTTCACCGTCAAGCCCATCTGATGGAGCTCGTTCACCTGCTTCGGGGTCAAATAGCCGTAGCCCTTCAGCGCGAAAGCAGCGTCGATCAGCCTCGGGTCAAACCGAATCTTGCTCGGGTTCTTCCCGTTCGTGAGCATGCTGCGAATCTGCGTCTCATCCTTGATGCCATTGCGATGCGCGTCGTCAATCAACTGCTGCAAGGTGCCAATCTGCCCGTAATACTTGTTCTGCTGAACCTGGGAAAGGCCGCCCTTGCCGCTACTCTTACTGCCCGAGTTCTGCGCTCGCTGCAAGCTCGCCGCCGCAGACTGCTGGTGAGCCACCGCGTTCGCGAGCGCCGTGCGCTCCGACGCCAAGTTATGCCGCTGGGTCTCGTTCAACCCCTGCTGCTTCAACTGAAGGTCGATCTGCTGGATACGCAGCTTCGCCTTGTTGATCGACTCGTTGATGTTCTGGCCTCGAACCTGAACGTTGATCTTCTGCTGCGCAATATTGTTCTGCGCCTTCTGGTTCGCCACCGTCGCCGCAAGCTGATCCTGCTTGAGACCCAAGCCAGCAGCCGTGACACGGTTCGTAATCTCCTGCTGGCGTAGCTTGCCCTCGTTCGTGGCCAACAACGACCCGCGCTGCGCTTCTAGCGCAGCCACCTTGCTGTTCAGCGGTGCGTTCGCCAGTTGACCGGCCTGCGCGATCTTCCCCAGCGTCTCCTGGCCCTTCAAGCCATATGTTCCCTGGTTACTCGCCGCGAGAGTCGCGTAATTACCACCCTGCGTGTAGCCCTGCGCGCGATAAGCGTTCGCGTTGAGGGCTTGCGTGGCGCGCTGCTGCGCAAGCTGGTTACCCAGCGCCGAAAGCGCCGCGTCGTTCAAGCCGCCCTCGCCCTGCGGGGCGTGGAGCGTGAAGTTGATCGCGTTGCCGAAAGCGTTCTGATTCAGCCGATCCTGCGTCTGCTGATCCAGGCTCGAAAGCTGGTTATTCAGGTTCGCGCCAAGCATCTGCTCGTCGCCCATTCCCTGCCGCGCCTGCTGGCCCAAACCCGTGTAGTAGCTGCCCGTCAGCTTCAGCGCCGCCTGGTTCTGACGATTGTTCTGCGCGATCTGCTTCGCGAGCTCCGTCAACGGCCCCTGAGTCTGCGAATCCGTGAGCGCCTGCGCCGCCTGCTGAAGACTCTGCCCCGAAAGAGACTTCGTAGGGTCAAGCAGCGGGTTCGGGGCAGCAGGCTTCGGGGCTGCTTTCGGCGCCGCCTTCGGAGCAGCAGGCTTCGCGGGCCTTGGGGCCGCCACCGGATGGGCCGAGCGGGCAGCGGGAGCCTTTGCGATCGGCCCACCAACCAGTCCCGCGCCACCTGAGCTCGCCATTTATTACCTCTTTGTCGGGTAGTGGGCGAGGAGCGCCTTCGCCCAAGGAACGTTATGAAGGGCCGCGTTGCGCACCTGACCCCAGTACGGGTTCGTCACCTGCGCCGCCAGCTTCCGGCTCGCAGGCGTAATCGCCCCCGGCTTGGGCGCGGCAACCTTCGCGGGCGCCACCGGTCTCGCCGCCGGCTTCGCCACCGCCGCGGCCGGCGCTGCGGGAATCGGCTCGCCCAGTGCCTTATCGTTCTGAGCCAAAAGGGCGGCTCGGCCCACCGCGTCGTTATACTGCTGTACCTGGTAGAGCGGAATGCTGCCCTGAAGACCCTCGATCTTCGCCTCGCGCGCTGCCTCCGCGCGCGTGTAATTTTGATTCAGCGTCTCCTGCTGGTTGCCGTACTTGTTCTCGAGATCCCCTAGCTGCTGGTTGTAGCCGGTCGAATACAACGCTCCGCGAGAGTTCGCTCCTTGCTCGAGCTTCAGAGCGTCGCGTGGCTGCTGATAGGCAAGCTTCTGCAGCGCCGTCTGGAGATCGTTGCGAGCGTACGCGCCCTGCTGGTTCAGGGCGTTGACCTCGTTGTTGACCTTGAACTCGTTGGCCGCCACGTTCCCGAAGTAGGTGCTGTCCAGCGGCGACGGCTGGGGGGCGGGCTGAGGAGCAGGGGCCGTAGGGGTCCCCGTTGCCGCCGCGCCGGGATGGAACTGGTTCGCCAGGCCAGTAGCAATAGTCTGCGCTCGCGGCCGCGCAGCCGCCGAAAGGCCGCCGCCCGTCATGATGCCGCGAGTACGATTAGCCCGGGGGACCTGGGAGTACTGGCGCTGAGCAAGCTGCGTGGCCGCCGTCATCGGGCTCGGAGCCTTCGGCAAGACTGCGCGCGCCCACGGCGCACCGTTATTAGCAGCGCCGCGAACGAAAGCATTGGCGATAGAGAAGGCCAATCTGACTCCTTAGCCGATGGCTAGCCAGTAGAACAAGGTGGTAACAGTGTTGGCGGGCGAAGAGCCGTCCGTCGTATGGGCGCGATACTGGACGTTCGTGGCATCCACGGCGACATAGTGGATGTCGGTCGGATTGCCACCCACCGGCAACTGGGAGAGGGCCTGAACGGTCTGCGGCGTCGTACCTAGGCCGTGCGCGAGCGTCAGCGTGTTCGAGAAGGCTGAGCCGCCGGGCCAAGCGATCGTTCCCGAGCCGAAGGCGACCTTCCGGGCCGTCCCGATCGCCGCCAACTGCAAGAGGGTCGTGCTCGACTGATTGAGGACATCTCTTCCTTGAAGCTGCTCAAAGTTGCTCTGAGCGTCCTCGAGGCCGTGAATCACTTGATAGACGAACTTCAAGGTGGTAGCCTCCGGGCGTCATAAGTTCGCCCCCGCGCCGCTGGCGACGGCCGGGGGCATGGCCGAAACCTGGACAGGAGGTTCCGACTCATGAAGCGTATCGCTGTTCTAGCGCTGGGGGTAGCGTTTCTCTCAGGGGCGTCAGTACAAGCACAAATGCGCGCGGTAGGCAACGTTCCCGGATGCGTGCAAGGAAAGCCCGTAGACCCGCGGCCATACCTAGACCCGTTTGCTGCGCGAACTCTGCGAGTGATCGTGAACGGGCCCACCCGGGGCGTGCTGCCGTGCGTGCGCACCGCCTATCGGGAGGGTTACCGCATCTACTTCATCGTTCACTACCCGGGCGGTCTCGGGCGTCACGCCGTCCACGAGTTTTTCAAGCAGGTGCTGCCGCCATACCGACACTACATCTGGGCGGTCGGTATCGGCTCCGAGCAAGAAGTCGCCTATATCTGGCAGACACACAACGGCGCCCACGACACCGGACATGACTACGCCGTCCAGTGGCAAGCCACCGAGCCGTACGTTCGCAAGTTACTGCCGCACGCGATCCTAGTGGCCGGTGGAATCACCCCTTGGGGGCTCGGATTCCTGAAGGAAGCGCTCCACTACGGTCTTCCCGGGGCACAGGTGATTTCGGCCCACCCGTACATCATGCGCAAGGGGTTCCAGCCGGGGCAGTTCTTCGCCGTCGCGCGAAAAAACCATAAGCGCGCGTGGATCGACGAAGCCTGGAACGGCAACGACATCACCGTCAACGGTCACACCCACTGGTGGTACGGACCGCCCTCCGACGAGATACGTCGAGCGCAACTTGCGGGCGTGTGGCTGAACTAGGCCGTGTAGGCGTACAGGCCGGCGGTGACCGCCCCGAACGACGCCGCTGGCGTGGTGCCCGTGCCACCCGATAGGTTGATCCCGATCGTGAAGTACTGGTTGGCGGTGGCGGAAAGCGCGAACTGGCCGGACTCGAACGGCTGCATTGTGTTCGCGAAGCTCATGTTCACGTTGTTGCAATCCGTGCCCGAGACGGGCGAGAGCGTGTAGGAGACGAAACCCGAGCTCCCGCCGACGCCCGTCACATAGAGGAGCCTGACCGTCGCGTTTACTGCGGTAGCTGTGGCGTTCTGGGCGATCACGCCTCGGATACGGCAATACGTGGTCTTACCCGCGGTCTGGAAGTCCTGCGGCTGGCTGGCGATACCGGAGTCGGACGGTAGGATTGGAACCGGGATGCTGGTACCCGTACCGTTGGAGATCAACGGCCCCAACGGCGGAATGATGAAATCTTGCCCCGAGGGGGAATAGGAGAGGCTGCCCTGGATCTGGCCGATGTTGAAGAAGATCAGCTTCCGGAAACTGTTGCCAGGGGAGGCCAGCTGCGCGTCCGTGATCCCCGCCGTAGACGAAATGTTCGTCGTATCTAGGTTGCCGTTGATGACGGTCTGAAGCGTCGTGAAGTCAGACGGGATCTTCGCATCTTCGGTTGAGTTGTTTAGCCCAATCTGTGGCAGGTTGAGGCTGATCTGGCCCAAGCTACGTCACCGAGTCTTTCCGGTCAGCGACCATCAGGGTGTAAGAGTAGAGCGCATCCTGCGTGCTAGAGGTAGCGCCGAAAACCAGGCTGAAGACGTTCGCGACGCCGAGCGAATAGAAGCGCTGGCGGTTGATTGTCGCCGCGTCTCCGAAGAGGCCCGTTCCGCCGAAGGAGCCGGTCCCGCCGAACATGCCGCCCGTGTTCGTCCCGAGAATATTGGAAGCGATCAGCGTCTCCGCACCTGCATAGTCTTTCGCCAACGAAAAATCCACTGTCCCCTGCCCCTCCATGCGTACCTGACGCAGACGCTTGCGAAAGTATGGGGTCGGGAACCTGCGACGGCGATAGAAGGTCGGGGACTGCCACGGGCCGCGCCACACCCAGGTGAAGTTCGCGCCGTTATCCTGCGTGACGCCGGGAACGAAGCACTGGTCCACCTTCGCGCTCGTGGATTTCGCGCTGTAGAGGCCCGCCGTCGTGGACGGATGCCAGACTGCGAACTGGTTCGAGCCGAACGTGTGCCGCCACCAAGACTGAAGCGTGGCATCATAATCATAGGTAGTGTCGTTCGGCGGTGCGCCCCCTCCCGCGACACTCAGATAATAGTGGCCGTTATAGTAGGCGCCCGCGGCCTGTGATCGCTGCCCGGCGACAACGTCCATCGCTGGCTGGATCTTGTCGGAGATCGGCGTCAGCTTCGAACCGTTCGTGATGTAGACGCCACGATCCTCGGAGAGGAAATAGGTGCCCTCGGAGCCTGTGGCGATAGAACGGTGAGAAACACAGCCGATGTTGTCGGAGATGCGACGGGTTGTCGGATTGGCTGTGTCTGCGATCACCCACAGCTTGCGGGGCTTGCACACGAGCACATATGGCCCGACGCGGCCGATGCCAGTGATCGCCTGCCCGTCGTTCGGGTCGAACTGCGCGCTGCCCGCGCCGGTAAGGCTCGCCGGGTCCCAGTTCGTCGGGTCCGCGATCGCAGACCAGTAGACAGTGGAGGGAAATGCCGCTACGCCCGAGATGAAAACCTGATTGTTGGCGTAAGCCATGTACTTGCCGTTTGGCACGGCCACCGAGCCGGAGGCGTTCGTCCAGTTCGACGTGGACCCTGCGACGCCGTTCCACTGTTGCGGAGTGTCGGTTCCGTTTACCCCGAACAGCGGCCCCTGACTGGAAACCACCGGCGCGCTTACGAACTCCCAGCGCAGATTGTTCGTCAGGCCCGTCTTGATCGACGCGACCACGCCGCCCGTTGCGATGCTGTAAAGCGACGTGCCGCCCGCCCCGACCAGAAACGGTCCCACCGACTCAAGCGGGGCTAAGCTCGTGAGCGCGGAGGCCGGTGAAGCGAACGTGTTCAGACCATTACGCTTCACCACCGCGCCGGCCGTCGTTCCCTGCACGTTCGACAGGTCTCTGGCCTCGTTATCGACGAGAAGAGTAGGCGCGTCCTTCAGGTTCAAGCCCCCGTGGAAGTCCTGATAGAGGAACGGCATCCCCATGGGGGGTCACCACTCTTCCCATAGGGTCCCGTACAGCGACCACCCGCGGATACCCAGGCCCGAGCCGGTCCGCCACATATCCTGCACCTGACTCGCGCGATCTGTGTTCGGAAACTTCACATCCGCCGCGAACTCAGACAGGCCCTCGTCAAAGCGCTGCTTCCAATACTGTGCGGTCTGCGGGTCATCCTCCGCCGCGTAACACTCTTGTATCGCCCAAAGTGACAGAAGTCGATGCCAGCGGACCGGAAGACTGGGAACGTCAGCGTCGAGCGCGAGCGTCGCCGGAACCTTCCAGTAGCGAAGCTCCATCGAATAGACACCATCGGGCGTCGGATACAAGTGAACGTTCGTGCCGTCCAACGCGTAATACAGCGGCCTGCCGGAAGTGACGGTGGAGCGGTCAATCATCCGCAAGTCCACATTCATCATCTCCGTCGTGTTCCCTGTATCCCGAAGCGAGCGCACGCGCGCGAAATCGGCCGGCAGCGGATAGCTGGTAGTACCGGAAACGGTGGAGAAGTCGCTAGTGGTCTCCTCCTGGTAGAACTGGACGCGGTTCGCTACAAGCTGAAGCCCATCGTTGATGTACTGGTTGACGCGCGCGATACCGAACTGGACCGGGTCGAACCCGTGCGCGAACACTTCCGACCGGAGGTCACTAAGCTGCATCGCGTCTGCCTTTCATTCTCCGGGCCGCGCGCAAAGCGCGATTCAAATGCCGCCGTTCGGTCTTCGGATGCCGCACGCCAGTAGCCGGAATCACCCTCCCGCAGCCAACGCACTTCAAAGCGTTGACGAGCGCGGTCGGGTCCGGCACCATCACTCCCGAGCACTGGTTGCAAAAGATCACGTAACGTCTTTCGGCACAAAGGCCCGACCCTTGTACCTTTCGCCAAGCTCCCTGCGCACCACGTACGCCGCGAGCTCGCCGTACTCGCCCGTCTGCTCCGCAAACCGTTTAGACGCCTTCTCGCGCCTGGTGGCGGAAGCGTGCTCTACTTCCTTCGCGAAGTCGTACCCGCTGCGCCCGCGCGGGTCAATCTCCTCGATACGCTTCACGATCCGCTGATCTAGCCCCTCCCACACCCCAGAATGGTTCTGGTACGCCTTCGCCGTAAGAACGAGGTACGTGTCACGGCCGTCCGGGCTCTCGTGGTACACCGCCCAGAACGGCGGCCTGGCGTTCTCCGCGAAGCGAACCTTCAGGCACGGGTCGATACGGTGAAGATCAGCGGCGACACCACCGGCGTCGGCGCTGATCATCACCATCTCACCATGAGAGGCTTGCCGGATCTGATCTATATGAGCCGGCTCTACCCTCATCCGTTCGGTCCGGTGAGCGGGAAGCCCTTGCCAACCACGAAGCAGCGAATAGTGTCCGCGGTAAGGTTCGTGGTGTTGGCGACTTCCGTACCGAAAGCGCTGAAGGCTTTCAGCGCTTTATTCGTATAGTCGTACTTGTAGAGCCGCAGACCCGAAAGCGGCGGCTGCGGGTCCAGCAAGTGGATCTCCGACATCTGCAACTGGGCGGGCGTCAGCGAACTACCGCCGGTCGGGTACGACGTGTCGCCGGTCACGTCGATGACCTGGCACATGCGGTCACCCATCGCGAATGAGCGCACGGGTGTTACGACAACTGCCATGTGTCTCCTTTCGGGTGACCCCCTGCGCCGCCCGAAGGCGGCGCAGGGTTGGTCTCCGAGTCCTTAGACGCGGGTCACCGGGATGTCGTCGTTCACGTTGATGATCCGTCCGCTCTGGTGAGGAGCGATCGTCACCAGGGTGACGTACCAGATCATCCACGCCTGCCAGACGAGCACCTTCGAACCGGCGGTAGACCCGTCCTTCAGGTGAAGGATCGAGCCCTTGTTGTCCGGCGCCTCGAGCCAGTCCGGGGGCATCAGCTGAGCCCACGCGAACGCGCTCTTGTTCAGCGCCATGATCTGGCCGGCGGGGCAGTCCACGTCCGCGACGAACGGAACAGCCTTACCGCCCGCGCTAACCATAATGGCGTTATAGCCGCCGTTCAGTTGGGTGGCATGATCGTCGTTCCAGCGCTTCTGCGAAGCGTAGGTGTTCGCCATGCGGCGCTGAGTGCCGAGCGAGCCAAGGAACACGTCGATCGTCTTGCCCGAACGCTGGCGGATCACCTGCGCGAGGTACATGAGACGATCTTCGTTCGGGTTCGCCTGACCGAGGTCAAGCACGTTCGAATCCCAGATCGAGTTCGTAGACGAGTTGATCTGGTGCAGGGTGCGGCCGGTCGCAAGAATGTTGCGCAGGCCGTCCGACTCATTCGCACGGTCACCGGAAATGTAGACGCCGTAGGTGTTGTCCACGGAGATCGTGCCGCCGGAAATGGTGACGTTCGCGTTGGTCTGCGTAGCCGATGCCGCCGTGCCCGTGTAGGAGACGGCGGTGACGGTACGGCCAACCGCGCCGGTACCAGTGGCGCCCGTGGAGCGGACGAGAATGTCCACCGGGTCGCCAACCGCGATGTACTGGCCGCTGTCCACCGCGAAAGTGTTCACCGCGCCCTGAGTCGTCGTGCACGAGCCCAGCAGACCGTCGCCGGTTCCGTACGCGACACGGCCGATGTCCTTGCGAAGGTCGGCCGCGGCCAGGTCCTGCTCGAACGTCAGTGCCCGAACGAACGAACCCTCGTCGTCCTTCGACTGCCTGATCACCTGGTCGGTGAGTTCGATCGCCTGGTTGAAATACTTCATGGTGACGATGCCGTCGAGCGTGGACTGCGTGCCCGCGACTGCCAGCGCGCCACCGTCCGTCGTGCCGCCACGGCCGCGGTTACGGCCGGTGTGGACGGGGAAGATGAGCTGGCGACCGCTGAACGTGCCGAGTTCCCTGGCGTTCGTCTTCTCGAGCTGGTCTACAATGTAGGTTTCCTGGTTCAGAAGCTCGACCCAGGGACCCCGGTAGACGTTCTTCAACAGGGCATCAAGCCCCGCCAAGTTCTGTGTTGCCACAAGGGCTCCTTATGTCAGGGGGATGGGAGCCCGCACCCTTCGGTTACGCTCGGTTCTGCTGACGGAGCGTCTGTAGCGCGATCTCGCTAGCCCGCTTCCAAGACTTGATCTCATCCGGATTCGTGTCCGGGAACCCACCCGTCTCAGCGGGTGGCGGGGCATCAACCTTGGACTGCAAGGTGGCCTTCTCGAGTTGGTTTCGCAGCGCCTGAAAGTCCTGCCAGGCAAGCTCAACGGCCTGCTCCGGGTTCGACTCGATGTGATTGCCGATGAACTTCTCGACCCAATCGCGGTTGAACTCGTCGCCATGCTTCTCCTCCAAGCCCTTTAGCTGGGAGTCGATGAAGGCTTGAGCCTCCGCGATGCGCTGCTGCTCCTCCTGCATTTGGAAACGCTCGTTCATCTGCTGTAACTGCTTTTCGAACGGCGAGAGTTTCTGTTGGAGAAGGGCCTCTAGCTGTTGTTGAGATGGGTCGGCGTACCCGTACGGGTCCTCTTGGCCCTGTAGCTGCTCGGCAGCCTGCTGGGCGGCTTCCAGGCCGTGCTCCTGCGCATACTGCTGGAACCACTCCTGGATCGCCTGCGGGTTGCTCTGCTGCGCCTCGAAAAACTGAAGCGCCCACTGGACGGCCGCGGGATCGTAACGGTTGACACCTACCTGCTCGTACGGCTCCCAGCCCTTGCGATACTCGCTGGCCTGCTGAAACCGTTGTGTGACGCTCTTATCCCAATCCTTGAAGACTGGCTCAACGTCACCGCGCACTTCCTCGGGAATGCGGTTCAGATACTCCGAATAAGGAGCATCCGTGGTGCCGGCGTCGCCCTGGCCCTCGGGCTGTGCGACATCGGCGAAGTCATCGGCCATGCCGACGTTCTCCTTTGCTCTGGCGCTGTGACTGTCCCCTGGCCCTCAGGCTGTAGACGTACGTCCCTGGCGCTTCTGGTTAGGAAGACTTGTTCTGGTCCTCGGTAGCCACCGTCGCGGACTCGCCCGCCCACCCCGCCAAGTGGGCGCCCATGTTCGCGTACAGGCTCACCGCAACAATGAACGGAAGGCTGTTCTTCAGGTCCGTGATCAAAGCCACGGGGATACCGATCGGCCCCCACACGATCGCCATCACGAGATGCGCGGCGCGAATAGCGCGCGCAACATCGCACGGGATCCTAAGCCGTTTCACGGCTCTTGCGGAAGCGCTTACGCGCCTCGCCCTCCGCCTCTTTCAGCGTCTTGGGCTGCTTATCTCGAGGAGTTTCCTTCTCCTCCTCTTGATCCTCCGCTTCCTCCTCTGTACCGCAAGCGCGGAGCGCTTTTGCAGCAGCCGCGAGCGCTGAGGCAGCCTCCGCATAATGATCGTCGGCCATCAGTAGCCGGGGCCGGAAAGCGTGACGTTCGAAACGCCGGCCGACGCTAAGTAGAGAGGGCCCGTGGTAAACGTCTGGTTATTCCCGGCCGTAATCGTTCCCTGCGCCTGCTGATCGGACGGGTTCGTGTAGTAGGAAAGCGTGTCACCTGCGTTGACGGCAACGTTCGTGCCCGCGCCGCCCGGATAGATGTAGACGCACACGAACTCCGGGGCCGCCTGCGCGTCCAGATTCCCGTCGCCAATATTGATCGTTGCCATTAGCGGCCTCCCGTCCTCTGAGATTGACGAAGCACGTCCACCGCCACGTTCACCAGCGGCGGCCACTTGTTGTGATCGCGCGGGCTCACCAGCGCCATATCACCCTCGATCTTCAATAGAACGCCGTACAGGCCGCGCAGATCACCCTCCACCGCCTCCACGAAACTGTGCAAGTGAAGCGGGGGCTTATTGTCCTCCGGTTTCGCGGAGCTCGCTGCGGCGCGCGGATAGCCCGGGGTCACCGTCGTCGGAGGCCTAGCCGGGCCGGCGACGAACCCTTGGCCCGGGCCGCTCGTGCCCTCCTTCGGCGGGGCGAGACCGAAACGGCCGGTCGGCGGTGATTCGGTGACATGCTCCTCGCTCTGAAGATGGTTCCCAGGGACAACCTGGTCCTCCTTCGGGTCCTTAGGACTTTCCACGGTTGTTCGCTCCTTGTGATCTCTGCTGTTGGGCCTGCATGCGGGCCTGCTGTTGCATTTGGTGAAGCTTCGCCTGGTGAAGCTCCTCGAGATGCTGAAGCTTCTGCTGGTGCGCCTGCTCGGCGTGCTGGCGCTGCTGCGCCGCGTCCTGCTGGCTCATCGCCTGCTCCTGCGCCTGCTGGTCGCCCCTCATGTCCATCTGCTGCGCCTGCTGCGCCTGCTGCATCTGCGCCTGCTGCTGCTGATTTTGCATCTGCTGCTGCTGCTGGGCTTGCTGCATCTGCATCTGCTGCTGCTGGTCCTCCGGGGAGGGCGTGCCCTGCATTTGCATCTGCAACTGCATCTGCGCCTGCTGCTGCTCCGCGAGACGCTGGCGATGCTGCTGAACGTGCATCTCGAAAATCTGCTGGACCTGCGGCGGAAGCTGCGTGTACCGAGTCTGCTTCTGAAAATCGGTGTGACCGTCGATGTGCGCCTGGTCGTTGTCGTACTCGTTGATCTGAAGCGGCTGGCCGAGGCCGAGAAGCACGTTCTCGCGGTTCACCTGCTGCTCGTCCAGTGTGAACTCCTCCACCAGACGATCTGTACCGCCCATCCCCGAATCACGGAGGAACTGAGCGAGCTGGCGACCATGCGGCGGGTTGCCCGACTGCACGAAGAACGTCATCAGATCCTGAATCAGCGCCTGCTTCGCCGCCTTCGACTGCGGGAACGCGCTGCCGGCCTGAACCTCAACGTGCGTGTTGTCGCGCATCATCGCGCCACGGAAATCGAAGATCTCCCACGCGCCGTTATCGCCGCCGATCTTCACCGTGCGCGCATCCGTGTAATAGGTGGAAACCAGCTTCAGAAGTTTCTGGCCCAATCGACCTAGCTGCAGTTCATAGTCGGTGATCGCTGGGCCAAGCCTGGTGTCATCCGCCTCCTGAAGTAGCGTGATCGCGGACGCGGCGGTAACCCCCGGGGGGACCTGCGCGTTCGTAACCTCATGCTGCCCGGAAATGTCCTCCATCGCCTGGCGGATAACCTGTGGCTCCTCCGCCACATAGTCAGGCAACGGGGGAGCCTCCAAATACTTAGGGAGAGCGTTCGGGGACCCGATGTCATCGTAGAAGTAGACGCCGCCCGGGACGCTCGTGGAATCGAGAAACTTGTCCGGGTCCTGCACCGCCTGCTTCGAAGCGAGCAACGTCGGGTTGCCAACTCGGTTGCGGTTCTCCGCCATCTGCGAACGAACCTTATTCAGCTCCGTCTGCGGCGCGCGAAGCGGGTCGATCGGGCTCATCGGCCACAACCGGCCCGGAACCGGGATGCCCGACAGCATAATGTACGGCATCGGGTCGTACGGCTTCTCGTCCTGAAGCAGTACCTTCCCTTGCGCCCACACGATCCGGCAGCCGCGCGGATGGTCGCGGTTTGGCTTACACCAATACTCGCGGACCTTGATCCCCTTGTAGGCGTTCGTGCCTGAGCCGAGGGCGCCCATGAGCCGGGCTTCCACGAGACCCGGGTTGGCTGGGGTATCGGGCTTCAGGTCAATGTTGAAGCGCTGGCGCACGTACTGGCGGCTCTTGACCGACTCCTCGATCACCCACTCCGCCTCGGTGAAAGAGTCGGCGAGCGGGTCGATGAACATCTGGAAGCTCGAGCGAACCTCCACCCTGATATCGCCAGCCGCCACCTGCTTCGCCTGCACCTGCGAGCCAAGAGACTGCGTAAGCGCGAGGGCCATGCCCTGGTCGCCCTTCATCGGCTTGCCCTGCGCATCCTGAATCACCTGGCCGTCCGGACCCACCATCACGTTTACCGGATCGCCAATGGTCGGATCCCAATACGCCTTCAGAAAACCGGCGCCCGTGATCCGCGACCACTCGAGCGCCTTATAGGTGGACTCGTGAAGCTTCAAGTGCTCCCACAGGAAACGCATCACCTGCTCGGCCAGCTTCGCCGCGTTCGCATCCTCCTCATCGCCCGTGCGCGGAGTGACCACAAACACCGGGCGATTCTTCGTCATCTTCGCAAGCTCGGTGCGGACGATCCCGACAATCCGGTTCTCCACCACCGTAATCCGGTTCGGGGCCAGCTGCGGGATATGAAGCTGGTTGCCGTTCCACCGGACCCACTGGCGACCCTGGAAGTAGGACAGGTTCATGAACCAGTCCGGCTCGAACAGTCTCCGCGCGGACCTGGCCTGCTTGTGGAGCTCGTCCAGGTCCTTTGTGATGGCGTCAGCCATTACTCCTCAGCGTCCGGGTCGAAGTCAATCTGGCCGACCAGGTTGATCTCGTCAGGCGCCGTGTCCGGCACCGCGAAACCGTCGCCCGCCGAGACCGGGATGACCTCGGGCCTCTGTACGCGGTTCAGAAGCTCCCGGCGCTCTCTGGTCCACGCCTCCGCCTGCTTGGCGTGATAGCGCAGGAGAAAGGTGACAATCGCCACGAGGGTGACCGCCTCGAGCGCAACGGCAATGATCATATTGCTACTCCTCGAGCGCAGCGCGCTGCGACTCGGACAGGTCAGTGATTCGTAGCGGTTCCAGCCACTCAACGAACTCTTTCACCGCCGCCGCTAGAAGTTCTCGCTGAGCCGCTACGGCCTGCGCAAAACCGTCATCCATTATTCGGCGCTCCTCAACGGTCTGCTCGCGAAAGTGAGCCACGGCACGAGCGAGCATCCGCTTACGCTTATCACCGCCAGCCTTCTCTGCTATTGCGATGCGACGATCGAGTTCGTCACTGTGCTCGCGCGTAAGACTCTCGAAAGTTTGCCGAAGATTCACGACCGCATTGGCAAGCACCCCGTCCGCCCGGTCCACCTGCATGCGCAGGAAGTGCTCCGCGTTAGCGAGCCGCGGAACGAGCTCGTAGGTCACGGCAGCGTTGTGCTGAGCGTCGTCTTTACCGTCGCATCCTGATGGATGATATTTCCCGTCCACACTGTCGTAGAGTGACCGGAACCGACAAGCATCTCGTGAGCGTTCGTGCCACCCTTACGCGTGTAGTCGCTGTCGGTCACGAGAATCTGCTTCAACGCCGAGGATGCAGAGTTCTCATCGACCGCCACGCCATAGGGATCGGAGTCGCTGCCGCTGACGGAAGCGTACTCAAGGTTTCGCAGGCGCAGAGTAAGCGGAGGGTTGCTGGCGCTGTTCGAGTAGCCGATGCCGACGAGGCGGTGGCTGATTGAACCAGCGCCGCTCGCGGTCATCGACGTGTCAACCGAAACACCGTCAATCAACCCGTAGATATACTGTGTAGCCGAAGTGCAAAACAGGTTGCTCACGTCCAGCGCCATATAGATCGTCGCGATGGTCACGTTGCCGTCCAGGTGCGCATGCACTCGGCGCACGTCGATCTCCGTGGGGCCAACAGGGCAAATCATTACGCCCGAAGGCGGATCAGGCGAGCCGAATGCGCTCACCGTACTGCTGATCCCGGCGTGAGTCATCTCGAATCCGTCAATGATGATTTTCTTCAACGGCTGCTGAGAGGCGAAGACCGCCTCGCCGCGCAAGGTAAGAGACGGAGCCTTGGAGTACCAGGAACAATTCTGCATGATGACCGTGCCCAGCGGCTGCGAGTTGACGCCTGAGCCAATCCAGTAGCTCGAGCCGTAGGCCCCCGAACCACCCGGCCCCGCCGCCCCACGGCCAGCGGCAAAGCTGATCGAGCGCGCCTCGCAGTTCTCGAAGATCCACTTCTGGTTGTTTATGTCCTGCGGCGGATGGAAGTTCATCGCCAGATAGCCACAGTTGTACGAGTCCTGCACCATGCAGTTCTGAACGATAGCGTGCTGCGGCGCGTCAATCTCCACGCCATCATCACCGGCCCCCCAGCTATAGCAACTGTCAACACGACACTCGTTCCCGTACGCGGCCGAGCCGATGAACCAAGACGTACCGTTGTTGAACGCTGTGGGGATTATCCCGGTGTTGTGACGGCAGTTGCGGAAGGTGACGCGATCGTACAGGCAGTTCGCCTGGTTGTTCGCGTTGGTGGTCGCCCCTATGGTGATCCCGTTGTTACCGCCGCCAGTAAAATCGCAGTCTTCGAAGAAGAGGTCCGTCATCACGTTCTGAGTCGCCTCGTTGTCCGCCGGCTGTAAGCAGACAATCCAAATGTTCAGGCGACTGTTGCTGGTAATGCTCGACGTGTCGGTAGCAACATTGACGGTTTGGATGCGACGCGCCGAGATGTTCTTGAAGTTCGCCCGCTGGCCGCTCGTGTACACCGTGTTCGCCATGTTCCCGATCACCACATGGTTCTGACCCACGGATGTGATACTTTGCGCGTCTACCGTGAAATCGGCCAGCTCAATGTTCTGAAAGGTCTGGTAGTCGGCCGTACGGTTGAGGTCGAACGTTCGGTACGCCGTCGCAGAGTGCTTGATGATCGTGGTGCCGACACCGCAGCCACGGATGCGAATCTTCGTCGCGGAGGGGGGAAGCGTGACAGGAGCGGTGTTCCAGTTGAACGTCCCCGGGCCAAGCAAGATGTCACAGTTCGTGGAGATCAGCGCTTGCAGCCGCGAGGAATCATCCGTCGTGCCGCCCGCGGGCATAAGCAACGTCGAGCCAGCCGCGCCCGAGGAAACCGTTGTCCAGGTTCCCGGCGAGCCAGCCGCCACGCAAACCCAGATCCTCGCCGTCTGGTCGAGAACAAAATCCCCCGTTAGGAAGGTCCCCGAACTCGGAGCGCCGGAAACGGTCGCGCCCACATAGCGTGATGGCGTAGTGGCGCCCGTCAGGCCGGATGCTGCGAATGCTGCAGCCCCAACGATCGCAGAGAACGTCTGCTGACTGCCGGAAGACTTATCCGCAGCGTTCGTAACCTGGGCGGCCGTGTAGTCGCCTGACGTTGGGCTGACGGCGCCTGAACGTGAGTTGAAGGTCGAAACCCCGGAGCTCGAGCCAGCATTAGCCCACGTTCCGGGCGAGCCCGCCACCGTACAGATCCAGAGTTTGCCCGTACGGTCGATGACGAAGTCGCCGATGCCGAACGTGCCCAACGCCGGAGCCCCCGAAGCGGTAGCACCCACATAACGGGAGGGTGCCGTGGCGCCCGTCAGGCCGCCGGCCGCAAAGTCTGGAGCCTCAACCTCGGCGTTGAATGCCTGCTGGGAGGTTGAAACCTTCGAAGCGGCAAAGGTGCTGATGCTGTTGGTGTAGCGCTGGGCCTCTCTGAAGCCCTTGTCGGCTACGGAGAAGCGAGCCATGTAACCCTATCCGGTGCCGTGCCAACCGCGTAGAAGTCGCCGGGGCGCAACTGGTAGAGCGGTTGACCATTCTGGATCACGCGCTCATAGGTGACCTCGTCGCCCGGGTCCAACTGATAGCCGTTGGCCGTCGTCACTCCAGACACGCCGATGTAGCAAGGGTTGCTGTTCGATAGAGGCGCCTTGATCGCGAAGCTGGTGCATTCGCGATTCTGCGTATCGAGCTGCTGGGCGGAAGCAGACAGGGCTACCTGTCCGTGAAACGGTGAGGGCAAATTGTCTCCTTAGAGGCCGACGCCCACAAGCGGGCGCTGAAGAAGCCCAGACGAGCCAGCCTGGGCCTGCTGGGGCCAGACAGGCTCGGTCATGTGTCCTTGTCCGCGACGGATCAGCGCCGGTTTCAGCCGCGAGCGGACCGTCGTCGCAGGCCAGACTGGGACTGGGACCTGGGCGGGGATGAGGCTAATCTGCTTCGCCCTCGCCGGTCGCGGCGGGACGGGGCGTCTGGGGGTCGGGAAGGTCCGGGGAACTTCCTGCTGGAGGGGAAGTTGAAGGAAACAGCCGCGGCGCGGGGTCTGGAAACGCGTGCGCGGATGAACGACCGCCGGGATGATCGGTACGACAGTCGGCTGCACCGTCCACGGCGGATCGCAGAACCGGCCCCTCGAGGGACGGTAAGCCCGCGGGATCGCGCGCGCGATACGCCAAGTCGGAGTGCCGTCCGGGATCGGCACCTGCGGCCAGACCGGCTCGAAGCGATGACCCCTCGCCGTCCTCGGCAGATACAGCCGGTGCGGAAGCGCGGGCCTCGGCTGCTCCTGCGGCGCGGGACGCGGCTCAACGCGCCCGCGCGTAGGAACCTGGAACCTGACCCTTGGCCTGGTGATCGGCGGCGGAATCGGGTTCGAAACGACCGTCGTGACCCACGGCGGATCGAAGAACCGTCTGGCTTTCGCCGTCCTCGGCAGGTAGAGCCGGCGAGGCTTACTCGGGTTCGGGAACTCCTGTGAGGCAGGGAGTGGCCCTACGCGCCCGCGCGCGGTCATGCGGGCCAGAAGTCTTACCTTACTCCGGTAGACCGGAAGCGGAAAATCCTGGACGAATGACGGGTCGTAGCGCCGGCCGCGACGGAACCCGCGACGCGTCACCGGCCTCTGCCGCGCCCCAGGGGCCGCAGGCTGCTGCGGCGGCTGCCAGACAACAACCGTCAGAAGCGGCTCGGAACGCCTTCCGCGCGGCAAGCGGAAGTTCGGGGCGTGCCTAATCCACTTCATCAGAAGTAGGTGCTGTTAGGCGAAATGATCGGGGGAGCCCAGCCCGGGTTCGTCGGTAAGACCGGCGAGATCGGGGGAACCGAGACGCCAAACCCGCGCATCCTCGCCTGAAGCGGACCGCGACGGTGAGGAACGCCCAGCAGGTACCGCGAGGTCGTGACCGCGGCAAGGATCTCCGCGAGCACTATTCCGCCGCCGCCCGTGGGGGCCGTGTCGTTGATCGTGACTGACGAGCCCGTAGTCGTCGCCGTCTGATACTGAACCCAGAAGCTCGTACCGTGGGTCGCCTCGGACAGAAACGTGCTCGTGCCGTTGACCGTGATCGTCTGACCGCTCGGCACGGTCGGCGACGCCGTGGAGAAGCCGTTGCAGAAGACCCCGAAGACGTAGGACCCTGCCGCCTGCGGAGTGACGGTCGCGGTCAGCGTAGACCCGGAGGCAGGGCTAGCCGTTGTCGTCGCCCCAAGCGAGGTCGAAACCTCGCCAGTAAACACGACAGGCAGAATGTAAAGCGCCTGTGTGCTCGCGAAGTTCACCGTCACCGTCATGTTCGACTGAGCGCTCGGGCAAGAGGCCCAGTACATGCCCGCCGACGCGGTACTCGTGCTACCGGCCGTCGTGTCCGAGCTCCACGACAAGTGCGAGCCAAGCGAATCGGTGATGCTCGTGGGGTTCGTACCCGTGTTCCCGTTCCCCCAGAATACGACGATCACGCTTCCCGCCGGGGGGGAGAACGTGTTGCTTGCGAGCGAGGTTACGCTAACGCCGTTAGCGCTCTGGGACGCCGCGGGGGTGGACGAATCTATTGTTAGCGACACTCAGATGTCCACTCCCGCGGCGCACCGCTATCTCTTATCCCGTTCCGCCAGCCACCCCACCGGAAAACTGCGACGACCTAGCCATACTCTGGAACCCGGAGTACGTGGCCGCGTCGGTCGCGCCGTTCGTGCAGTTATTGCCCGCCCGGTCGCACGGCGAATCGACCCGCCAGTTATTCCCCGACTCGGTTGGCGTCACATCCTCGTCAAAGAAGTTGATGCCGATCAGGTATGGCATCTGCGCCGCCGACGACTCGATGTTGACGAACCAGTTCTTCTTGCGGTTCGGATCGGCCGTGTGACCCGATGGCACCCCGGGCGTGTCGTACTTCGACCCGGTCTCCCCAACGAAGAACGGCTTTGACGGGCCGAACTGCTGCTCGATCGACGGCATCCCCGACACCTGGTAGTTGAACAGCTCGGAAAACTCTGCCCAACCGGAATGAGTCGGCGTCGAGTACGCGCCGCTGCTGTCGTTGTTATAGACGTCCGAACTGACCCAATCGACGTACTGGTCGCCCGGGTACGACGCGTTGATCTGCGGGCGGACGCCGCCGGCCTGCTCGTCCGGGCACCAGATGAATCCAACGTTCGTCGCGCCGTCCTGCTGGAAGCGCGCGACGATGTGACGCCAGGCGTTGATGAAATCCGTCGTGCTCCAGGAGCCCTTGCCATCCCACTCCTCGAGCATGCGCAACATCATTCGATGGCCGAACGCCTTAAACCGCGAGGCCGCCGCATCAATGTTCGAGTCGTAGTGCCCAGCGGCGATTCCTGCGAAGTCGGTCGAGCTGCCCGGGTCATAGTTCGCCACCAACGGAATCGCGCCCTTAGACCTGATCCAGTTCTCCGACAGATCGCTGCTGCTGACGTCGAGATTTGCGGTCCCCGGCGCGCAACTACCGTCGCACCCCGACATGGCAATCAAGTCCGGAACGCGGCCCATGTCGGTGATCCGCTGCGCCATGAACGTGCGCTGCTGAGGCGCGGAATAGCCCTCAACGCCTGACCACATTGACAGTAGCGTGTGCCCCTGCGTCGCGGGCAGAACCTCGTTCTTCCCGAGCGGACCGGCGAAATACGACGCCGGCCAATTCCCCGAAGGCGGCGGTGGCGGCGGTGGCGGAGACGGTGGCGGGGGTGCTGCCGCGGTTGTGAACTGCGACGGAGCGCTGTTCACGCCGCCCGAGCCGCCGCACTGCTGGTTGCTCGGCTGACTATAGGAGGCAGCGATACACCCGACGAAGTAATAGGTCGTGGACGGTTGCAAGCCCGTCAAGTCCGCTGACGCCGTGAAGCTACCGCTCGCGACCTGCTGTGTTGGCGTCTGCTGACCGAGCGAGCTCGCGCTCGTGCCGTACTTGAAATAGCCGGCGCATGTCTGCCCGCTCGGGGCGTCGCAGCTGCCGGACGCGTTCAACGTCGCGGACGTTGCCGTGACATTCGAAGCCGGACTAGTTTGGCCGCTAGTACAGGCGGCGACGGCAAGCGCCGTCGAAGCAAGCAGAAGAAGCTCGCGCATAGACCCCTCCCAGATAGTCGTACAGAGGCGCGAACTATACGCGACTCGATCGCGTCGTCAAGGGGCTAGGTCAGAGACTCGAGCAGGCAGTACTGCGTCGTCATCGTGAACGACGCCGAACCGCCCAAAGTCATGCCGATGAAGAACCCGCCGCCGGACGTTGTAGTGATTGTCACGTTTCCGTTAGATCCAGCAACGACCTGGGAAGCGAGAACCGCAGGGGGCACCGTAAGGACCGCGCTCGCTACCGCCGTGCCAGACGCGCCAAGCGAGCGGATCACCAGCGTCCCATCCAACTGCCACGGAACGTTCGTCTGAGACGCGCCCACGGTCGCGGAAGCGGCCGACGCGCCCAGCGACGTGCCGCCCGTAGTCGTACCCCATCTAGGAGTCATCGTAATCGTTGTGGCGCCTGAGGCCGGGGTCGTCATGATCCCGGCCGCCCGCAAGCGGTAGATCAACCCTACGTCAGCGGGAGTTGAAATCACCGCGTTTGTAGCCGCGCCTAGGAGGTCGGCTTCAGACGTACCTGTGATCTGAGTTGCCGAAGCCGTTTGGATAGGAGAGTTGATCGCCGTAAAGTATTGGCGCGGCATTACCGAGTCAGCTTTCCTACGTCACCAACAAAGACTTGGGCTAATCCCAACGCGTCCACCACAAAGGGTCCCAGCGCGCTCGGATTCCCTCCCTGCGAGGGCGTATACTCAAGCCCAAACGTAAAAGTCGTCTTGTAGGTTGTATCCCCCGTGGGCAGCGCCGTGGAAATGCTTTGGACCACGTACGCCGAAACGTACTTGTCGCCATTGCTATTCACCGACAACGCCATCTCCAAATTCGCTGGCGTCGCATCCGGTGCCGCGAGGAGAACGTCCCCAACTTGGAGGTCCTTACACAGGACCGTTGCGATGCTGTAACTCATCAGCCGAGATTCAGCGTGGAACCGTCAGGGAACGTGACCGTGCTGCCCGCCGGCACATCGAACTCACGCTGACCATGAAGAATCAGCGTGTGAACCACGCCGTCCCTCTCCGCCGTGATCTCCACGCCCGCGTTCGTAGGGCCGACCGGGTAGGCAAGAAAGACCTTCTTGTAGCCGTCGATGTCGGCGTCCTGCTGGTGAATAACGTGATAGGGCACTACAGGCTCCTCTCGCTTACGCTCGGCGTACTCGGACTCGGGGACGCGCTGCAAGCGGCGCTGCCACGGGGGATCGTGCTTCTCTTTCCAGGGCCACACCTATTCCTCCCACTCCAGCGACAACGTCAGAAGATGGCCGGTCGGGAGCGCGTTACCGACGTTACGGAACGCCAGGCCGTTCGCCGTCCCCTGATCGCAGATCCACTCCTCCAAGAGTTCGGCCGGGATATCCATGCCGGACTGTGAGTTGAAGCTGAACTTGTGTAGGGCCGTCGCGGAAACGGTCGGGTTGGTTGACCACGCCGTGTCAAGACCCGTGATAGCGGACGCCGCGCTACGCGGGTCAAGCGCCGAGCCGGTCACCGTCGTGGTGGCCGTGCCACGCGCGGTAGCGCGCGCCAAGTCCACCGTAAGCTGCTGCGACGTCGGTACGGTCGCGCCAGCGCGAACGCCGAGGATCGCCCGGCGAAGCTTGAAGTTAGCCGAAGCTCCCGCAGTAACGTTCGCGAACGTGGTACCCGCCGCAAGCGCCGTCGCAGACTCAACCGTCTGTGTGAAACGAGCCATCTAATCCTTCCTTACTCGGTGTAGTAGGCCAGGTGGCCGCTCACCTGGACGGCGCTACCTAGGTTGATATTGAGAGCCGTGTTCACGGCCGTCTCGAACAAATGATTCCCCGAAGCCGAAACGCCGCCATTCGCGGCCAAAGCCATCGCGCCCGTCAGGGCCGTCGAACCGGACTGGAACTGGACCGTCACCGCGGCCGAGGCGACAACGGTGTACGAAACCACCTTGATCTTCTGGCCCGTCACCGCGCTCACCAGCGCCGTCTGGCCCGAAGCCGCCGTCGAAATCGACACGAACGTCAAGCCCTTCCCAGCACCCGTCGCGATGCCGAACACCGGCCGCTCATCCGCGTCGCGGACAAAACCCCCGGAGTAGTTCTCGGTAGCTGCCAGGGTCAACGTGATCTCCTTGCTCTCGGATCGCCCAGGCCAGCGTCAAACTGGTGGTCAAGCTCGCGCCGCAAGCGCTGGGAAGTGTCTTTCCAATGGTCGCGCTCGCGCTCGAGCCGGCGAATCTTCTGCTGCTGATCGGTATGAAGCTGAGGCTTGAAGCCCAACGTCTCCGCCGCCGCCCTCACGCACGCCTCGCACAAATGAAGCTCGTCAATCGAATCGATAACCGCGGTCGTCTCTGTGTCCTGAATCACGCCACGATCGATCGACGCGTCCATATCCACAAACCTCGTCGCAGCATCCGCGCCCGCGAAACAAGCAGCGCAATGGGATGGCTTAGGATCAGACAGGCGGATGCCCAGCCCGATAGTCACAGCCTCAGACAAGTGAAACCTCTCTCTGGTAAGCTCCGTCTAGTGGACGCACAGGTGCGCTACCTGATGGAATGCCTCTGGGATTGCCTGGTCGCGTCAGGCGTCGATGTGAGCGGCTACGGCGGCCCGGAGCGTTGGATGCGAATGGGCGTCCGGCGCGGCGCCGAAGAAGCCGTCGAAGGCGTGAGGCGACTCCGAGCGGATTACGACGTAGATTTCGGCGAAGTTACTGAAAGATACCTGGACCGAATTCGGAACTCGGATGCCGGCCAATATTCCTGAGCCTTCTCAGCGACGCTCGTAACGCCCGCTTCTCAAACGGCTCGTGCGCCCTCTGCTTCAAAGTCTCCGGAGCCAGGGGACGCTGCATCACCGCATACCTGAGAGCATCAAGAAGGTGGTCGTCCTTCTTCACCGGAGCTTCCTTCGCCTCATGCTCCGCGCGACCCTCATCCTTCACCCAGCGGTAACGCTTGAACTCGCGAATCAGCTCATGGCAATTCGCCGTCACCGCAAGCCGCCTCGCGTCCAAACGCTCCTTCACCCGGTTGATCCCCGCCCCCACCGCATTCTGCCCCGGAACCGTAGGAACGCCGTTATCCACAAACTCCTGCTGGTCGCTTCTTCCCGTCTGATTGTTCCGGTTACGGGCCGCCGGATCGATCACCGTCCAATTCGGACGCAACGGCATTCGGGTCCCGTCATCCTTGACTTCGCCCCAGCGCGCGTCCCGGCGCTCAATCTCCCGGCAAACCTCCTTCACCGTCGCCCCCCTGAGCGCGATCTCGTCAAAGACCGTTAGAACATCGTCCTCATCCAGGGCGCAGTAAACTACACCGCACATATGGCGATAGCCCGGGTCGATCGCGCGGAAGACTTCCACGCCTGGCGGAACACGCTCCCACGCGGGAACCACAAGCTCCGAGGAGAACTGAGGGTAAATTAGCCCGGAGAAGGAGACGAACCGGCCGGACTTCCGGGCCTCCCGTTCTGGCCCCGAATACTTTGAAAGGGCAGCCTCTTTCCCGGCCGAGGACAAGTGAGGGTTATCGTCCATGTCCACGACGACAACCCTGACCTCATCTGGATCGAGCTCCCCCGCCTCCCAGGGTTCGTAAATCTCGTCGTAGAGCCATGCCATACCCGAAAACGGCGTGAGGGCGAAAAGCTCCTCACCGTCATAGTCAATCAGACGGGTGAAGCACTCGTTCCGAACCTCCTGGCGAGGTTCCTCGTCATACACCACCCGGTGGAGGGCCACCCCGCCCAGCTTCTCCCGGTCCTGCTCTGACGAGTTGAACTGGATCCAGGAGCCGTTCTTGAACCGCAGAACGCGCTGGACCTTGTCGAAGGCCCTATCGAAGCTGCCGCCCTTCAAAGCCTCAGACGGGCACCACTCGCGGATCTTCTCGTGAACTACGCCATCCAACGTGCTCGTCAAGTCCGGGGTGACCACCCTCACCTTCACCGGCGGCTCCCAACGGCGGAAGGGTCTAAGGTGCTCCGGGACCCACTCGTCACCCAAACACTGGATCAGCGTGTCCACCATCACCGCAGTCGTCTTCCCCGAACGGTTCCCGCCAAAGAACGCTCGGGTGCGGGGGTGAGGAGCGCTATGAAACGTAACCTGCTTCCCATGAGGCTCATAGCCCAGAAGCGGGTTCCTCCTGAACGCCAGCTCGAGCGCCTGGAGCTCCTCCTCAGCCTGCCGGCGCTCCTTTGGGCTTAGCTTCTCAAACGCCTCCGGATTGATCCGCAGGCCAGCGAGGCTCATCTAAGCTGAAGCTTGTACTGCTCGTTAGCCAGACCACGAGCCAGCGCGTCAAACGCCTGAGCCAAAGACACCACATGCATCTCTAAGGCCTCCACGCGCCTCTCAAGAGCCCTCAGGGGATCTTCTGTCTGGCGAGGCTCAAGACGATCGTCGGGCATTCGGGTGAAACCCTCCTGATGTGGCTAGCGATGAGGCGCGTCGTTGCCTCGAACTCGAAACTTCTTGCGTGCCCCCGCCTGTTGCCTTGCCTTTGCCTGCGACTGTGGCTGAGCTCGCTGGCTGGCGCAGGCTTGGCTTGAGGCCATGGCGGGTCATTCATTCGCCATGCGTGTGTGAGATGTGCTGTGTGTGCTGCGCTTTGATGCTGTCGTGTGGGCAGCACGCATGCATGGTGCTAATGGTACGAGGATGAGACCTTTAGACGCCTGTTGCGCTAGCGGTGATATATCACGGTCCGTCTTCTGCCCCTGTCTGGTATTGACAAACGTATTGACGTCTGTATGGTCCGCTGTCTGGCAACCACTATCGCTACGGGGGACAGGCCCATGCGTATCAGTTTCAGAAGGTCTCAGCCAGTGCGGGTCAATAGGCCCGTGAGGACTGAGGAAGTCGTGATCTGTACGACTACATACGGCAAGCGCTCGCTGAATATGGCGGCACACAAGATCAATCGGTAGGAGGGAACTGGTGGCACGACATCCGATCGCTCTTCGCATTCACGAGGACACGCTTGAGGAGATTGATCGTAGGGCTCGGCAGGCGCGACTGTCCCGAACCCAGTACATCATCAAGCGCTGTCTCGGGGAGAGTACTGACCCTAACGACACTGAGATCAGGATTGAGGATCTAGAGCGGCGGATTGGGCGGCTGGAAGAGGAAAGGATCGCCTCGAGCTGGTAGACAGCGCGATATTGCTCAGGATCTCATCGACCTGAGCTAGCGACCATTCAGAGCCCTCGACTTCGGTCGGGGGCTCTTTTTCGTGCCATGGCACAGACGGGACGCTGATGCCCCTGATCTTGCCGCTAGCGTCCGGCATCGTTCAGCGAGCCGGCAAGACGCTCGGCATCCTCCAGCCGCAGACCGAAGCCGTGGGTTTCGGCTTGGCGGCGCACGCGGTACGCAAAGACCGGATCGCTCGTGTGCCGTTCAACGATCCACAGTACCACGGCACTTGCCTCCATACGTGCAGGAATTCGCAAACTCTAGAATGTAGTACGTCAGGCAACGGTGGCAATGACAGCCACGCTTGAACCCGAAACACTTCATCGGACGCTGACTAGCTGGCTGGGAATCCAGCGGGAAGACTTGAGCTCCCAATAGCCAGGCATGCTCTCGTAAACGACCGACTCGAGCCAGCCGCCAAGCAGACCGTAGTTACGGTCGCACTGATAGATCAGTTTCGATTCGTTCATGTCAGCTCAATCACCGCGCAACGATCGCCAAGCGCGAACTGGACGCTTGTGCTGTTTGGGCTCAGCGCGAACCACTTAGGCTGAGCCACGCCGGGCGTGTCAGAACCCTGACCGCCGAGACTGCATGACGCTGCGGGATAGCAGATTCTTGCGTTAGTGAAGTTCGGCAAGCCTTGACGCATCAACGTCAGGGTTTGTGATGCTGCGCCAGACAAAACCTCTCGCGTCACCCACAGCTGAACGCTGCGAGAAGTCTGCACGGGCAGCGCATGAAGCGCGTCTGTCGCGCCCGCGATCGACGGAACGAACGGCTGAGGCATAAGCGGCGTATCAGCATCGCCCACAATGCTCAGGAAGTTCCTGATCGCCAGCGCCGAGAGCCTCGGCTGCCACGGCTTCCCATTCGCCCACTTGAACAGCCCATAGTAGGCCTGACCCGTCTGCGGGTAGTTCGGCCAATTGTCGTGCAACTGGTACACATAGGTGCGCTGGATGCCATGCAACTTGTGCATGATCAGCGCCCGGACCGTGTACTCGGCCGCGTCAGCCTCGGTGGTCGGGAAATCGTCGCCGATCGTGCTAGGACAACACGAGAATCCAAACTCGGTCGCCATCATCGGCAGACCAGACTTCAACAGATACGCGTCAGCCTTAGCCTGCTGCCAGTCCAGATTGCTGAACGTCTGCGACTTGCCGGCGCTATACGGATGCGTATCAGCCAGCGTCAACGGATCGGACAGCGGATACGCAGCCTTGAAACGCTGGACAACGCTCAAGTCGTCCGGCATCACAGGACCCAGGACGCGTTGAGACAACAGCGGATAGCTCTTGAGCTCCTGTTTGAGTGTCCAATACCAGCCCGCCAAGCTCACAGGATCCGGTGGCTCGTTATCGCCCTCCCAAACGTCCACCAGATCATGCAGGCCATAGGACTCGAGCAGATCGAACAGCCTCGTGGGCCACGCCACGTCAGACTCACCCTCAAGCTTCGGATCAGGAAGCATCGTGCAAAGCCTGATATTCGTGCTCGCGAACGCTTTCAACGCCGCAGAACCCCACTGTGAGAAGCGCCAATCATCCGTAGGCACGAGCTGAGCTCGCACATGACGAACGCCCAACGCGATCAACACAGGCACAACGCCCGTCGCAATGCCGTCCGTCTCAGGCGTGCCAGCATTCAACGTGTGGACGTTGACCCCTACGCTCTGGTAGAGATCACGCGCCGAAATCATCCTAGAGGAAACGCAGAAGCGCGAGAATCAGGATCAGAATCACGACCACGACAAGAATCGTCCAGAGCATCCAAACCTCCTCTCAAGCGTGAACCAGCAATGTCACGGTTGCGATAACCGCAAGACAAAAGACCAGCGTGATAGCCGCATTACCCCACCACGGCCACGGAGCGAACGGGTCGCGCTCCATCAAATAGCGATCCTTCTCGCGCACCTGATGACCGCACTTAGGGCAGATCATGATGCACGTACTCGGGCGGCAGGTAGAGATCCCAATTGCCCGAGCGCCAAATCTCAGGCGTAGCAGAACCCAACTTGATCCCATACTGCAAGCCCCTGCACCAAGCTCTCACACAAAGGCTGTAGAGCAGATAGGCGAGAATCACGCCAACCGATACCCGACACAGGGGCTTAGACACATGGGTACCTGGTAGGTAGGCATGGGCATCACCTCCTCTTATCTGATGAAGTTCCAGAAAGCACGACTCACGATCCTTAGACGATCGAGAAACGCTCCGATCCACGACAACTTAGGCAGCGGCAAACCGCTATCAGACTTCCAGAAGCACGCGAGATCCGCCGGCATCATGCTCTCGCTAGGCAGCGGATAGGCGGGAATGTACTTTTCCGTCGCGCGACTGACCAAACCCGAGCAAATGAACCGTTTATCGCTGTGCAAACTCAGGTTCAAGCCTGTGAGCACGCTCAAAGCCAGCGTCACGAAGTCCAGAACGTCGTACTTAGTGTCCAGCTGCGCCTCGGCGAACCTGACAGCCAACACCCGCGGCTCATAGCCCGCGTCAGGACTGATCACAGAAGTGTTATGGCTCGCGTACTTGCTGATATGGCTGCGCTTGATCCCCTCCTCGAGGGCCTCGATCAGATCGCCCTGCGGGCTCACAATCAGCGCTGAATGAGTCCAACGCGACCAATCGCTATCGCCATAGCGCGCACGCTGGCCTGCCCTGATCAGCTCACCAATCAGATCGCCGTGAGGGTTGTAATCATCGACCAGGAGAATGTCTCCGGCCCGATAGCTAGGCTTGGAAGCGTCCATTCAGCCGGTCCAGACGATCATCCTTCGGTGCCGACTTGCGATCCTGGCCAAGCTGCTGCTGCCAGCCAGCCTGAACATTGCTCAAGTCGATATAGCTGTAATAGCCCTGCGGCGCCACGCTGAACGGACCCTTCACGCTCCCGCGATAGCTGGTCGGCTGGGAAGCGGGAGTGTTCGGATCGAAATAGCTCGGAAGCACGAAATCGGCCACCGCCAGGTTCGTGCCAGCCACGCCCACCGCATAATCATTGCCTTGCACCGGGTCGCCAACCTCGAGCGCATACAGGCGGCTCAGATCGCCCGTAGGGGCGGTGTAGCTGATGTGCGGGTTCACCGCGAGCTCCAATGTCTCATGGCTTGCGACAGCCGTCACGCGCTCGCCATCCTGCCTCGTGGTCTGCACAAACACGCGGCCAAACGGGACCTGATTGCCATCCTCATCGTGATAGCCAAGCGCGCCAGGCTGATCGGCCGTATCCAGCAGGTGCATAATCGCCGAGCCCTTCGGAATCACCGCCGTAGACGCCGGGCCAGCATAAGCGCAGCTGACGCCAATGTTCCATGCCGGCTGAAAATGCGCCCTTGCCTGATAGTCGCAGGCGCCAGCCACGCGACGCGCGTCACGCTCCGACAGGGAACTCTCATTCACGAAATAGATGATCAATGCACCACCGTCCACTGAGTCGAAATCTCACGCTGAGCCAAAGCCAGGCTCAACGCTCCAGAACACACCCGATCATGAAGCAGATTCTCAATGTGATCCTTCGGGTTCGGGCTAGCGCCGGGCTCAGGCCACAAGTTCCTCGGATCGCGTGGAGCTCCACCCAGCTCGAGACTGATCAAATGATCCTCCTCGTAATGAGCTGGATTCGTATCCACGTAGCCGTACTGGACGATCTGCTGGCGCTTCAGCGCTGACGTGAAGCTCACGGGCGGCCGTACGGTCTTCGTCCAGCCCCTAACGCAAATCGTCTGGCCGATATTCGCCTGCGTCACCTGAGGATTCGCCACGCCAGGAGTACAGACGGGATCAGGAAGAACGCCGCGGATATGACAAGTTATGCTGGCCGACGACGCCGCGGGATCGGTCTTAGCCGCATTACCGCACGCCACCACGGCCGCGCACACAAGCACGGCAAGAAACAGGCGCATCATGGATCAGACACCAGCTCCGGAGGCTTCAACTCAACCTCATGCCTAGGCACCGTGAAAAGCTCCTCAACCCGCTTCGTACCGTTGTACTTCCGGCGCCACTCCGCCACACGAGCCGACTCGTGGGCCTGAAACAAAGCCTCCGCGTAGCTATCAGCCTCGCCCTGATACTCGCCGGCCAAGTTCGTGACAGAATCATCGGCGCGCCGCTGAACAATCCACTTGAACGGCGGCTCGTGCCCTTTGATCTCAGCCGTGTACCTGATCTCTGTCATCAAACAACCGTCCAGCATCCTGTGACTCGAGGCGCGCTAGAAGCTCACGCTCCTGATCCGCGCACTCCTTATGCACCCACTCGCCGTACATCGGCTCACGCCAATCATCTAGCGTGATCTCGTCGCCGCAGAACTGGCAGAGGTGGTTCACAGGTCATCCTCGAAAAAGTTGTAGGCCAGCGCCAGGTAGCGCAAACCCTGCAGGAAACGCTCGTTACGCGGATCCTCAGGATGCTCCTGAAGGTGAAACACGATGTGATTCCGGGCGTCCGCGATCTCCTCGCGCACATCACGCGCCCTATCGCGGCCCGGTCGGATCAGCATCGAATCCGGCACATACTTCGAAGACAGGCTGTTAGCGCGCGTCTCTGAATGGAGGATCAGCTCAGCCACATACGCAGCGCCCTTCGCCGCTTCCTCTGTCGCCTCGCGCTCAAGCTCAAGCACTCGCCTCACCGGCTCACGCATCCGCTTACCGCACGCGCAAAAGCCCTTGTTGCGCGGGTTCTCCGACTGACGACAAGCATGGCCTGGGGCTGTCTCAGTCAAGGTAGATCAGCCTCTCGCTCGTTACGCGACCCTTGTCCGGGTCGATGAAGTTCAACCGCTGAGCCGGCGTCCCCGTAGCAGCAACAAACTCCTTCGCGTACGGAGAGTCCGATTCGATGCTCGGGACCACGAAAACGCGACCCTTGCCGTTCGCCAAGGGCAACACGAGGGACTGATGGAAATGCCCCATGTACATATCTGTGAAAGGGGGCAGGACACCGCTAGCCCAAGCGTTCGCTTTCCGTAGGATGCCGAAAGCGGGAGTGTTCCCGCCGAAACTCTTGATCTGATCGCCGTGAACCAGCAAGGCCCGATAGTTGCCTGCCGTGACGATGTTGAACCAGCCGTCAGGCTCATGCCAGCGCAAGCGTGCCTCGCGCTCGTAGCCCTTCACGCGCTCCCGTAGGATGGCTCCGATCATCCGGTCAATATTGTCCGAGCGCGGATAGTCGCCCTTGCGGCCGATCCTGCCGTGATTGCCGGGAACCTCGTACACCGCGAGGCTGTGGAAGACCCCCAGAAGAACGCTAATCAGTCCGACGAGGGCGTTCACCGCAGCGAACATCTGCTCGAAGGTGGAACTATCGACCTCGTAGGCTTGTCCGGGGAAAATGCCGAGATTCTCGGCAAGATCCCCTCCTAGGAGGAGACAGGCCGTGCGAACCGGATGATCTGCTCGCTCTATCTCGGTGATCTTCGCGACCTTCATCCCCAGAACGGCTAGCCGATCCGCGGCTACATCACTGTTGAAACTCGGTGTCCGCTTCCCGAAATGAAGATCCGACAGATGAAGTAGCGCAACCTCAGCGCGCTTCGTCCTACGGTCAGGTTTCGGCCTAGGAACCTCAGGCGGCTTACGCTGAATCAGGCTCGCGTCCTTCGCGCCCTGATACACCGCCTGGACAAGATCCTCAGTCTTCGCCTTAGCGTTCTTCAGCTTCAGCTCAAGCGTACGGTTAGCGGCTCGAAGAGCCTCGAGCTCGGCCAGCGCCTCGAACTCGGCCAGCTCAGTCACGGCAGCAACACACGCCCCGGCGGTGGTTGGACATCGCGCCATGATTCACCGAGACGCCACGACGCTTCAGCCAGTGGACAATCACCGAATGAGGAAAATCGGCTGAAAGAGCGGCGCGGTACTGAGCCTGCTCCTCCTCGGAAAGACCGTCAGCCGCCCGAGCCGCCTTACAACGGTCTAGGCGGGGTTTCGAAGCGAGCTGTTCGAACTCGGCGAGACTTACGGAGTGTCCCGGAGCCAAGGTCTGTCCTTCCAATCGTGGACAGTCAACCCGACCCCAAACAAAGCCATCACAACACCCACCAGCCCATGATGGACCCGTGCCCCGAACAAGTGGCAGCGCCAGCGAACCACCCGGATCAGCGATCTACTTCCCACGGCTGCCTTGCGTGAACGACTTTCTTCCGGTCAAGTCGCTCACGATCACATCGACTGCAGCTGCAAGTAAGCGTTCCATCACATTGAGCTTCCGGCGGAAGAGGAGGATGACCGCTAGCGCCTGGCAGGCCATGATCATCGCCGGTAAGCGCTCGCATGTACTCCGCGAGACCCCAGCACGCGGGGCACCTGCATGACATTCAGCCGCCTCAGGACGCACGACTCCCCCCTTCTGAGTAAGAATAGCCCTGCTGGCGGCGGAAACGATGCCGCTGAATCAGCCGAGACACAGACTGCTGACTCACGCCCAGCCGCTTCGCGATCTGAGCCTGACTCAACCCCGACCGGCTCAACTCGGACGCCAGCTCAGCCCGCTCGGAGCCCCACGGCAAGCCAGTCTCCGGATCACGATCGTTCTTCGCCCGCAAGCGACGGATAAAAGCCTGGTGAACACCGAACCGTCTCGCCGCCGTCTCCGCGCTATGGCCAGCGCCATCCTCAAGCATAATCTCCGAGTCAGACTTCGTGGCTACCGCTGGGGACTGGCGCTTGATCCAAGAGGTAAGCTCCGCCTCGGCCTCCGTGAGGATCGTCAGACGGGAGCTCTCGGTTTTCGCCGTCTGCCAGCGGCGCGCGTAGATCAGGTGCGGCGGCTGCTCCCCGCGAACGATCTGCGCGACCATCCGATCGTCCGGCTCGCCGGAATGGCCGCCGGAAGCGTTCCAGGCTTGCGTGGCGCCGTGGCCGACCATCTCCAAGCGCAGGAGAACCTGGCGCATGCGTTGCGCCGTGTCGCTCATCCCTCCTCCTCGTGGCGGGCGGTTTCCTCGTCCCGGCATGGCGGGTCCATGGCCAAGATGATCTCCCGCACCATCTGAATACGGCCCTCGCGGACCGGCGGCGGCAGATCGTCCCAAGACGGCGGACCATGCCAGCTAGCCCGCGCGCCACGATCAACCATGCGGTCGAGAAGTTGTGCGGGGTCGCTCCCGGGTTTAGGAAGCAAGGTCACGCCCCAGCGATCAACCGACACCCACCACCTACGGTACGGGAAAAACACGCCCCGAGGCCACTGGGCGGCATCAGTCTTCTCGGGTGGCTCAGGTGTCGGCTGACCGCTCATCGTGGCGAGCCTTCCTCGTCCCGGCATGGCGGGTCCGTGGCGGGTGTGGCCGATCGCGGCTCCATGAACCAGCCCACCACACGCCCGTCAGATCCGGGATGCGCGCGCCACATCTCCCACCATTTGGCGTCGAAGTACAGGGTGCCGGGGCTCCAGCCTGCTCCAGCGGGCACGCGATCAGGTATCGGGGAGACAGGATCAGTTGCCCGTGGATTCGTCATTCTCGGTCCTTCGTGGCGAGTCTTGTGGCGAGTCCACGCAGGCCGCTAACGGGGATCGCACGGCTCTCGCCCGCGTAAACCGCCGCTCAAACGCACGCAGCTTCGCCAACGCGCTCTCAAGTGCGGGCGAGTTCGGTCCTGACCGCTCCGGGCGACCGAAGACAGCGGCGAGCCTCAGCGCACTCGCCTCGTCCGGCGTCAACTGCACCGCGAATGTCCGCTCGGCGGACATCTGTTCCTCGCTCATCCTTCTTTCACGCTCCTCACTCCTCCCATTGGAGATAGTCGCCTATACGTAGCAGGCTAAGGTCGAACTCCGCGCGCGCAGGCCAGTAGTGGATCACCAGCTCCGTCCCGTCGCTCAGAACACGGTGAAGCGTGACGCCGAACATCAGGTCACCCATCGCTCACCGCCCTGAGCGTTCGCACGTTGCTCCTGCCCTCATACGCCGCCTGGACACGATCGAGCGCGCGGCCATGATCAAGGTGCCCGTATAGCGAGCGGACCAATTCTCCGCCGTCCGTGTGCCCGAGCGCCACGGCCACGTCCTCACTGTTCAGCCCGAGCACGTTGCGCATGTACCAGCCGGCGAAATGGCGGGTGGCAAGATACAGGGTGCCGTCATAGTCGGCCGCCGCCCTGGTGGCCTTCCACCAGTAGGCGCGGGCGGACTGGCTCCAATGCTCGCCTCGGAGGTTCACGAAGACGAAGTCAGCCTCCTCGGCTAGGGAGAGGAGTGCTTCGCGGGCTGGCGGGGTCATCAACGCCGTACGTCGGCGGCCGTTCTTCGGCAGGCTGAAGCCGCCGCGGGCCGTCACCTGTTCCGTCACGCTGATGCGCCCGCGCTCGAAGTCCAGGCGCTCCCAGCGAAGCGCGTCAAGCTCCCCGGGGCGCATCCCCGTGAACGCCGCTGTCTGAAGCCAGGCCGCCCACGACGGCGGCCCCAGCTTGCGCGCCGCACGGATCAGATCCCACACCTGCTCCTCGCGCGGCGGATCCACATCCCGATTCCCCTTCGTACGGCGGATGCCTAGACGGGCGAACGGGTTACGGTCGATCAGCTCGTGGTCAAGCGCGTCGTTGAACATGGCTCGGAGAGCAGGGACCGTCCCGGCGTTCTTCCCACCGGCCAGCCACTCGTTCATCACCAGCCGCCGGGACACGTCCGTCAGAGGCATGTCGCGATACCGTGCCGCGAACGCCTTCGTCCTTTCGCGGTTGTGGAGGTCGGTAGAAGGCTTCGGCCTCGAGAACAGGGGGTCTGATGTCCAGCGCTCCCACCAGGCGCCCACCGTCACCTGAGCCGCGTTCGGGCCGCACAGGCGCTCGCGAGCCTTCTCGCGCGCCGCCCGCGCCTCCCGCTTCGTCTCCCAGGTCGTCCCCTTCGGCAAGCCAAGGACCGCAGCCACGGGCACGTCCTTGTGCTGGGTCCGGTCCCAGACCCGAGCGCGCCAGCGCCCGGAGGGAAGCTTCGAAAGGGTCATGCCGCCTTCCTGTCCTGTTGGCGAGCCCATGCTACCGCCTGTGACGGAAGAAACCTACGCGCCCTGAGTCCCCAGGTGCTGCTCGGCATCCCGGCCTGCACCCAGCGATCAACCGTGCTCACGCTCACGCCCATAATCTCAGCCAACTGGCGACGAGACACGTAGCGCTCCCGGACCGGGGTAGGAAGACCACGAACGCCGCTCATGACCCCAAGCGAGACACGAGCTCAACCTCGATGATCTCTAGGAACTGTCGGGACCAAGTGACCGGCAGAAGCGCGGTCCAAATAAACAAATCCATCATAGCTTCTCGAACCACTTGAACTCCACGACCATCTCGCCCAAGATCTTCTCGTCGCCATTGTCCGGACCCGGCACGGCAGCAGAGAGAATCTGCTTCAAATCCATGCCGTTGACGTAAAGCGTCCCATGTTGGATCGTCACTGGCCCAACCAGGCCAATCCCTCTATTCGGCGTTTCCACTAGTTCCCTCGCGCCGAGTTCCCTCACGCCGCCGTCTCCTGCTCCTGACAGAACCCGCACACCGTCCCCCGCCTCCTAGTCGAGAGCCACTCCCCGCACTTCCGGCACTTCGGGCCATCCTGACGGAACGGAATCCCCTCAGCCTCACCCAGCCGAGTTCGCGGACGCCGGTCCACGCTCGAACGCGCCGCGAAACCGCGAAGGCCGAGAGCGATCGAGGCGCGCTCCGCGCCGTCAAGCTCACCGATCGTCGCCCACGGCTCGTTGATCGCAGCCGACTTCAACAAGCGGCGAGCGTACGTGACGCCGATGCCGGGAACCCATTGGATGAACTCGTAGGCGATCAGCTTCTCGAGCTCGGAAGGCGGCTTCTGAATCAGGGCCGCGGCCCTGAGCGCCGCACGCTTGCGACCCAATTTCGGCAGGCCATATTTGATTTGCCGGCGTTTGGCGTGTGCGCCGTTCGCAATGCTCAGCGCCCTTTCTCGCTGCGCGTTCATATCTTCACCCCCGCGGGCACGTTGAACGCCCCGGGGAGGTGC